TTTAGAGTGCGACGGTGCGGCAGTATCAAGAAGCACTTATATTGCTTTATATGGGATAGTAGGAACGATGTTTGGAGTAGGAAACGGAACAACTACATTTAATCTTCCTAATTTACAAGCTAAATTTCCAAGAGGTTCGGTTAATGGAGTAAATCCAGGTGGAACAGGAGGAGCAACTTGTCATGCACATGGTATCGGCCATTGCCATACATTAGCAGGAGTATTTACTGACGATAGTTGTTATAATTGTATTTGGGGGCAAGGAACTGATGTGCTTCATGAGGCAAGTTGTAGAACAGGCACGAATCTTAACTTGATTGCCAATCGTGATATATGTAAGGTACATAGACATACTTTTAGTTCTTGGGCAAGTACAGGTCTTAGTAGTATCGGCAATACAACACCGTGTTCAAATATTCCACCTTATCAAGATGTTATATGGATAATAAAAACTTAGAAGATATAATTTGGCTATTTAATTGTTCTAAATCCAGCCGAGGGATAATAAGATTAAATCTAGACGAAGGAGCATACTTATTTAAAATAGCCAAAACAATAAAGGGAAAGATATTGGAAATCGGCAGATTTGAAGGAGGAAGCACATTGCTTTTGGCATTTGCCACAACAGGAGAGGTTGAAAGTATAGATATAAATCCCAAGAACGATGAGTTTGTAAAAGTAATAATGAAAAACTTTGGGATTAAAAATATTAAATTAATTATAAATGACGTCAATAAGGTAGAGCTTAAAAAGGAATATGATATGATTTTTGTAGATGGCGACCATACCTATGAAGGAATTAAAAGGGATTATAAACATTTATTCCCAGCCCTGAAAATAGGAGGACATTTGCTATTTCACGATTACTCCCCTTCCCAGCCAGATGTTATGAAGTTTTTAGATGAGCTTTCAGAAAACGAGAAAAGAATTAAAGAGATTAAAAAAGTAAGTTCATTAGCCCATTATATAAAAGTTTTATGAAAGAAACCGACCAATTTTATTTAATAGAAAAGTTAAAAAGCGGACAAGGGATTTCAGATGAGCCGTTTAGTGTTCCTTTAACTATACTAATACAAACATACAACGATGCGGAAACCATAACTGTTTGCCTTAAAAGATTACAGAAACAAAATATAATCCCCAATATAATTATCTTTGATACGGGGAGCGATGACGGAACGATTGAGTTAATAGAAACCCAGATTAAGAACGATATTTATTATCCTTCCCAGATAAAACTAATTAAAGAAAAAGTAAAAATGAGCAAGACGGAAAAGAAAGGATATGTCAGGCATAAAATAGCCGATATAGTAGGAACAAAATATATAATGTTTTTAACAGCGACAGTCTTAATACCGCCATTTTCCATACCTTTGCTATTAGAGGAGTTAGAAACAGACCCAAAATTGGCGATGATAGGAATAAAATACGAGCCGAATATTCCCCACGTTCAAATGGGGGCAACCATAATGAGAACAGAAATAGCCAAAGACATAGAGTGGCTAAAAGCCCTTCAATGCGGTTGTAGAAATGCCCGAGACCAAATAATAGCCCAAGGATTAAAGGTCAAACACCATAATAAATTAACAGCCATACACTTATTATATGGAAATTAAAATTATAATACCAACGGCAAAAGTAACCGACTTTAGAGATGCTATGTTAGCCCACTGGCCTAAAAGAGATGATAGTAAAACAGACGCCCAATGGATAGAGGAACAAATAAAAAAAATGATAAGAAGTAAGTATAAAAGAGGATTACAATTATTAGCTGAAGATGACGCTTCAGATATAGTTCAATGATTTTAGGAGTAATACCAGCCAGATACGCCTCAACCAGATTTCCAGGCAAACCCTTGGCTCTAATAAAAGGAAAGCCAATGATTAAGTGGGTTTATGACGCAGCTAAAAACTGTCCTGATTTAGATGAGGTAATAGTAGCCACAGACGACAAGAGAATAGCCGATGTTGTTGGCAGGGCAGAAATGACAGGAGAACACGAAACAGGAACTGACAGGATAGCAGAAGTAGCCCGAAGACACCCAGCCGACATAGTAGTAAATATACAAGGAGATAAACCGTTTATCAGACCAGAGGATTTAAGCAAGCTAATCAGAGAGTTTCATTCAGATATGGGAGTTATGATACACCCCCTAAAAGAAGGATTTGAGGACTACAGCGTAGTTAAGGCAGTGATAGACCTAAAAGGATACTTATTATACGCCTCAAGATACCCCATACCTTACAAGCAGAACGAAGGAATAACATATCAATCTGGAGGAATATATATATTTACGGGCGACTTCCTCCAAACATTTACAAAATTAAAACCAACCCCCTTACAACAAACAGAAAGTTTAGAACAATTAAGGGCATTGGAACACGGTTATAAAATACAAACAATATATATAGACAAGGAAACTTTCGGAGTAGATACTCCTGAAGACCTTGAAAAAGCAAATGGATACAAAAAAAAAGAAGGAAGAGGTCCAAAAGAAGTTTGACGAAGTAACCCAACAAATAACCCAACTTTCCCAATTAAGAGAACAATTAAAAGGTCAATATTCTTTATTAGAAGAACAGGAGAAAGAAGGAAAAGAAAAGAAAAAAGAAGAACCTAAAAAATAATGTCAAATAATATACTGCAATTAGGAACTGTTGGAATTTTATTTGCTTTTGCTATCCGTGAATTCTTTTTATATCTCAAGGCAAAAAAGAACGGAAATGGAAAAACAGACAGCAAACAAGATATTAAGTTAGCTGTTATAGAAGAAAAGGTTAGGGCAATAGAAGAAAATCATCTCCCGCATATAAACAAACGATTGGAAAGAATAGAAGAAAAAATAGATATTTTAATTAAGAAGTAGTTCTTTAGAAAGGAGGCTCACAATGAACCATGTCAAAAGGATACTTTATAATGAAGTCCCCAAAACCAACGAAGAAATAGACCATCTCTATGATATAATAGAAATGGTAGTCAATCATATTGACAAGGGACTTCACTTCAGGTTTGTTATTGAAGAGCTGGAAATGGACGAAGATACCTTAGGACGGTCATAGTTCCGACCTCCTCCACAATGGGATTGAGCTGGCGATAACATCAATAGCTCAATCCCCACATTTATATGATTAAACCAAAAATAAATACACCAAAGTGGATTGTAATCATTTTTGTGGAGCACCATCAATAGGATAATCACCATTATAATAATGATAAGCAGGATGACAGGATTTACAATAGGTAATTAGGTTTTTCATCCGATTGTCAGTTTTATCTCCATTAATATGATGGACACAAGCCATATTTTTGCCAGAAACATCTTTTCCACATTTTTGACAGGTGAAATTGTCTCTTTCAAGCACATTAAACCTCATTCCTCCAAATCTTTTTCTATTGTTTAATTCAATTTGATTCTCCCGTGTTCTTTTACGACATAATTCAAGATTTCTTAAGCGATAATTTCTCTGGTTTTCTCTCACTTGTTTTAAATGTTTTTTTTGCCAAATAGTTTGATTGATGTTGGGGATATTTTTACACTTATTACAAAGTTTTTGCCAAGAGATATTTGAAGTGAATTCTTTTTTACATAAAATACATCGTTTAATTGGAAATTTTCTTTGAAGAAGCTTGTATCCCCTTGCTATATGAAGACCATACAAAGAACGGCAATCATCACAAAAGTGTTTATTGTTTCGAGCATTAAATTGTTTTTTACACATTAAACAATACTTAACCATATTAACTAATTATACACATATGAAAAATAAAGTCAATAGGGTTCGTTGGGCGATATTGCATCATTCAGCTGTTAGAATATCGGTCCAACCAAATCAATTTTGGCCTATCAATAATTACCATAAAGAAAAATGGCATTTTAAGTCCTCATTAAGTTTATATGGAGGGTATCATTTTTTAATAGAAGCAGATGGAAAAGTTAAGCAATATCGGGCAGTATCAGAAGAAGCAGCTCACTGTATAGGTATGAACAGAAAATCAATAGGTATCTGTATAGCAGGGAACTTTAGCAAAGAATACCCCACCTCTGCCCAGAAAACGGCTCTAAAGGGGCTTCTGGTGGGTTTGATGAACAAATATAGTATACCTGCCGACCATATTGTCCCCCATAGACACTTTTCTAACACACAATGTTTTGGCACGAATTTAAAAGATAATTTCGCCCAAGATTTAATAACAAAAGACGCTTCTGATAATGTAAAGATAATGCTTCTAAAAAAACAGATTAGTATTATGAGTCAGCTTCTAAAAGTTTATACAAAACTATTATCTTTATTTAAAGTCGGCAGGAGCGATTAAGAACAAAAATATTATGTTAAAAGGATATAAAACAAAAATCATTATAGTAGCTACAATACTTTATGCGATTGCTGGATTGATTATCGGAAAGATGGATGCTAATACTGGCATAGCTATGATACTGGCAGCAGTTGGAGCTTATGGTGTTTACGACAAAATTGAACGAAGTACTAAATAACTGGGGATAAATAGCTTGACATTGTTTTTTAATATGGGACAATAAAGTAAGAGGTGATATCTTATGGATGACCCATATAATAAAAGAATCTGGATTTATTTAATTCTGATGGCGATAGTGTTTTTGGTAATGTGTTTTGTGATTGGTTATGTAATAGGCTTTTTATCTATTAAACAAAACCCAACTGAAATCTCCTTTGTATATATTCAAGGAAACTCAGTAAAAGCTCCAAGAATCCCTTATATACCAAAGTTTCAAGTATTAGGAACGGTTGTTAATGAAACTCTTTATAAGATAATCAAGTGTGAGTCGGGATTTGACCCTAATGCCAAGAACCCAAATAGTTCAGCAAAAGGACTGGGGCAGATTATAAACTCTACTTTGGAGTTATGTGAAAAGGGACTCGACAGAGAATTAGATGCTTATAACCCAAAAGATAATCTGGATTGCTGTGAATATCTTTATCAATTAAACGGAACTAAGGATTGGAAAAGTTCGGAGGAATGTTGGCAATAAAAGGTCGCTAAAAACCAATAAATAAATAATATGTTATATAATCAATTAGAAGACGAAACTCCTGAAACTGAAGCACCAGTTGATACTCCTAAGGGAGGAGATGAAGAAAAAACAGAAGAAAAAACAGAGGAAACTACCGAAGATACTGAAGAATAGGGGTATGTCGTAGGTCTACGTGCCTACCCCCGACGAGCCTGTTCGTACTTATAAACCTGTTAAGGGAATATAGAATACGGCAGGCTGGTCTTAATACTGCGTGTTGACTATCTTATAAGATTGTCTGTCCCGAGATTATAGGACAACTACAACATTGCGAGATAATCTTATACCAGTTATCTCATAAGTCCTTAAAAAGGCACAGGACGGCTGGCGGGAAACATAGGCGAGGTATAACGCCTCCCCGCCTGATAATAAAGTTATTAACAGAGTGAGGACATTTGACATAGTATCTTAAAGGTATATAATTAAACAATAAGTAAACAATACTATGGATATAATAATAAAAACTAACGACACAGAAAAAGCGGGCTTCCTAATTTGTCGTTAGTTGCCCGCTTTTTTTATAAGACAAAATTATGGAAGAAGAAAAACTACATATAAAAGACGACAGTGGGGATAAAGATTGTTTTACAATAATTCCAAACTATATTCTTAATAATTCAACCGCCATAGACCAAGCACTTTATCTACAACTAAAAAGATTAGCAGGAGATGGCAAGAGAAATTACTGCTATCCTTCTTATAGTTACTTAATTAAGCAATTACATTTAAGAAGAGAAACAATTAAGAAATCATTAAAATATCTTATAAAACATAAATGGATAGATAGTTTAGGAAAAAGGCAAGTTATGACGGCTGGTGGTTATCAATGGGTTAGTGCCTATCAAATAAACAACATTTGGGCTATGAATACAGAGTTTTACAAAGGGGCTTCCCAAATAGACCCCCCTACCAAGGGGCTTCCCAAATCGTCCAAGGGGCTTCCCAAATCGTCCAAGGGGCTTCCCGTTATACCGTGTAATAAAGAACGTATAAAGAACGTAAGAAGAACAACATCTTCTTTTAAAAAGAAACCTTATTATAATGACTTAGAAATGAGAAAGTCGAAGGGAAAATGGTGGGTCTTGCCAAAAGACGGAAGCCAGTGGCTTGAGTTCGCCTTAAAAGAAAAAGATATTACTTGGAAATAAATTGTGCCGCCGAAAATTAAATATATAATATATATGAATAAAGAATTAATAAAAACAGAAGATTGGTATCAAGGATTAATAGAAGATTGTCAGGCACTTATGGTTGAGGGGATATGGAATTATAGATTAACTTTAATTAAAACTTATCACTTATTAGGAAAAAGGATTTTAGAAGAAAATGATAATTTTAAACGCTCTGATATTTATGGAGAAAGATTGTGTCACACTGTGTCACAATCTTTAGGACAAAGTAAAAGAACAATTTGGAGAGCAATTCAATTTGCTAAAAAATATCCAAAATTAGATAAACTATTAGAAGGCAAAAACATTTCTTGGAATAAAATATGTAATCTATATCTGCCCGAACCCAAAAAAGAAAAAATAGAACTGCCAGAGGGAAAATATAGTGTTTTACTGGCAGACCCGCCTTGGACTTATAAAAATACAGGAGTAGAAGGAGCGGTTGATAAGGAATATCCGACAATGACGATTGAAGAACTTTCGGGAATGCTAATAAAAGATTTAACAACGGAAAACGCTGTTTTGTTTCTCTGGATCACTAATCCTATTTTAGAAGAAGGTTTTGAAGTAATTAAAAATTGGGGTTTTTCTTACAAAACTAATATGGTTTATGTTAAAAAAGGGGGAAAACCTGGTATAGGATTTTATGTTCGTGGTTGCCACGAACTTTTATTAATCTGTATAAAAGGATCTTTTTTACCTCTAAGTAAAGAATATGTTTCATCGGTGATTGAAGCAAATAGATTGCCTCATTCTCAAAAACCAGAGATTGTTTATGAGATTATAGAAAAACTCTATCCAAATCAAAAATATTTAGAGCTCTTTGCCAGAAACAATAAAAAAAGAAAAGGGTGGAAATACTGGGGAGATCAAGCGAATACTTGACTTAATCCATAATATAAAATACAATGAAAGTATGAGTGGGATAAATAAAAGAAAAGCAGTTGGAACAACGAAAAAGTTATGGAGGAAGATTTCTGAAAAAGAGATTGAGGGTTTTAGATTTTATGCCAAAAAAGGATATTCATTAAGGGATATTGGTAAAATGTTTAATAGGGGGCATCATATTGTTTCTTATCATCTTTTGCCCGAAGAAAAAAAAGAATTATTACGAGACAAAAGAAGAAAACAAAGAATATCTAAAAAGATAAGTGATGCTCAAACTATAAATTTTGATCCTTATAAGAAATTATTAAGAAAAAAATTATTAAGTTGTGTTATGCAGGCAAGAACAAGGGCGGAAAGAAAAAAAATACCGATAGATATTGATATTAGTTATCTTGTAGAATTATTTAAAAAACAAAAAGGAATTTGTGCTTTGACTAAAATTCCTATGGATATAAATAAAAGAAAAGAATTTAGAACTAATCCTTTTAGTCCCAGTGTGGATAGAATAGATAGTAAAAAAGGATATACAAAAGACAATATAAGATTAACGATTTGGGCAATCAATTGGGCTCTTGGAGAATGGGGAGAAGATATGTATAGGAAAATTAGTAAAGCTTATCGGGACAATCACTATGAAAGTAAGAAAAATAGAAATTTTATATACAGAAAATAAAGAGTGGGTTAAAGTTTTGTTTGATAACGATGAAGTTTGGATACCTTCGTTTGATGAACTTGGGAAAATAATTTTCTTAATAGGGCAATGTGAAGATAATAAATATCCGAATGGTAAGGGGTTAGATTTAGTGAGAGAGTTTCTGGAAGAAGTAATTTTAACAGGGATAACTTATGAGGAATTTTGTAAAAACAAAGGTATTTCAACAAGAAAATAAAATAAAATAAAACTAAAAATAATCAATTAAAACTATGAAAGAAATCCACCTAAAATATATAAAACAAGGTAAGTGTTCTATCTGTAAAGAACCTGATTCTTTATACTTGGTATCTTATAAAGGAAAAAAGGTCGGAATTTGCTCGCTATGTTTAGAGGGATATTTTTTAAGAGAGTATCCTAATTTAACGGAACGGGAATCCGGCAAAAACTTAATTTTAGAAATATGAATTTCCCAAAAGAAATAAAAATTGGTGGAATAAAATATAAAGTAAGCTTCCCTATGATAGTTAAAAATGGATATAGAGTTATCAATAAACATCAATTTGAGGGTTTAAGGGCAAAATAGCTGAAAAACATAGGGTCTAATTGGCTTTTTAAGAGGTTTAAAATTAAAAGTTGAGTTATTGGTCGGCTACTATTGACAAACATTTACAAATAGATTATTATAGAAGAATGGCATTATCAAAATATCAAAAACAAAAGAATATGGAATTAAAGAAGAAGGCCTTAAAACTTTATAAGCAAGGATTAACTACTCGGGAGGTTGGCGCTATTCTTAAAAGAAGTCGGCAATGGGTTTGGAATGCTGTTGACGAATTGACAGGGGTTGACAGAACTTCCTGATTTGCTATACTGATAATAGACCTGTGGAAAACTATGAAAAAAATAAAATGTAGCAAATGTAATAATACAGCTATCGGGCAAGTCAAAGAGAATGGCGCTTGGATTAAAGTATGCGCCAAACACGCCAAAGGATATTTTATAACTTATCCTCTCGGCATAGATTATAATAAAGGTCGCAAATAAAATAAGAACTAAAATAAAATGAAAAGTTTAAAAGTAATGTCTATTATAGGAATAGTGATATCATCTCTTGGTCTTATAGGTTCGGTTATTTTACTAACTGAATCAGACCCAGACGCTATTATAGCAATAGCAGTTTACGGATATTTCCTTTCCTATTCTATATTCGCAATAAAGGTAGCCAAGTAATATGAAATACACAGAAAAGAAAATAATAAAAAAGTATTGTAATGAGCCGATAGATTTGGGCGAAGTATGGGAAACAAAGGATAAGGATAAAATAGATGAATTTATAAGAAAGGGACAAGAAAAAATGGCGGCAAAGGGATTAAAACACCATACCCTTGAATGGTCTGAAGGAACTTGTAAATTGGTAAGACAATTAAAGGAGAAAGGCCGAAGCATTATAAACCAAATAAAATAAAGTTATGAGTGAAACATCAAAAAGACCATACGATTTTATTATAAATAGTGGAGGTATAGAAGAGATAGCAAAGGTTAAGGTGGTGGTGGATGAAGGATTTGATTTAGAGTTTTTAGAGAGGTTTATCAAATTTCTAAAAATAGAAACTGGGAAATATAACTTAAAGGTCGGCAAAAAATTAAGAACTAAATAACATGGATAAAACAATAAAAGATTTAACCCCCTCTATGTTTAAAGACCTTATCAAAAAGGGGCTAATGACTAAAGAAGAAGCAGGTCAAGCTGTAATGGAATGGAAAGTCAGAAACCAGATATACGAAACAACCGGAGAAACTATTAAAGATATGGGATTAGAGGAAGAATTAGAAGATAATTTAGAGGAACAGGACGCCAAAGGAATGGACGAATGGGAACGAAGCCGAGAAGATATGATGGAAGATTTAAGCCGGGCAGAAGATTCTGACCCAAGCGAAGATTACAAAAACAATTAAAAACTGGTGATACTTGGAGGGGGAAGGAAGTTAGCTTCAGCAGTTCTTTCTTCCTCCGAGAAATAATTATGGAAAAAACAAAAAATACACTTCAAACAAAAAAAGTTTATGAAATAGACAAACCACTTCAAATGGTGAAGATGGCAAATCTATTAAAAGACCATATAGTAAAGAATAATCTTTATGCAAACATCGCAGGAAAGAATTATGTAATGGTAGAGGGATGGCAATTTGCAGGTGGCCTTATGGGATTATTCCCAAGAATAGTAAAAGTGGAAAGTCTAGGAACAAACAAATGGATGGCTCAAGCAGAAATAGTAGCGGTCAAAACAAAAGAGGTAATGGCCAGTGGATATGCTATTTGCTCAAAAGAAGAATCAAAGAAAAAAACATTTGACGAATATGCTATTTTATCAATGGCGCAAACAAGAGCGATAGGAAAGGCCTACCGGAATTTAATCGGCTGGGTGATCAAAATGACTGGCTATGAAAGCACTCCAGCAGAGGAAATGAAAAAGGGAAATGAACCCATAGAAGGAGTAAAGAAAGACCAAGTCAAAAACATAATGGCAGTAGAACCCGAAAAGGAAAAGATAAAAAAGCTTGCAAAGGAGATGGGGATAGATACCGTCAAACAAATAGAGAAGGAAACAGAGATAACGATTGATTGGAAAAATCTAACAAAAGTGCAGGCAAGCAGAATCTATGCTGAATTATTAAATCATCAAGTAAAATAATATGTTGAAGGAATATAAATTATATGGCGAAGAATCAATTATAAGATTTGATGATGAAAGACATAGATTCTATGGCCAGGAAGGAGAATCGCTAATCTCTGTCACCGGGATTACAGGAGTAGTGGATAAGAGCGGTCCATTAATGTATTGGGCAATAAACCTAATGAGAGATTATTTAATCCCAAGAGTTAATGGAGGAATAACAGAAGAAGATGTTTTAGAAGCAAGCAAGCAACACAGGATATTCAAGAAGAAGGCAGCAGACATTGGAACACAGATCCACGAATGGGTATCTAATTGGATATTAGGCAAAAAGCCAAAAATGCCTGATGACGAAAAAGTAGTTAATGGAATCACCGCATTCTTAAAATTCCAAAAGGAACATAAAATAAAATGGTTAGAAAGCGAGAAAATAGTTTATTCAAGAAAATACCATTACGCCGGAATCCTAGATGCAATAGGAAAGATAGGAAAAGAATTAATACTGATAGATTTCAAGAGTAGTAACGGGATCTACGATGAAATGCGATTTCAAGTAGCAGCATATCAAATTGCTTATGAGGAAGAAACAAAGAAGAATATTGATAAGAGAATAATCGCAAGGTTCGGAAAAGAAACAGGAGAATTCGAAGCAATAGAATTAGACAACGATGAAGCAGACAAAAAAGCATTTCTGGCCTGCCTTCAATTAAAAAATAGGTTAAAAGAATTAAAATGATATTACAAATTGAAACAATAATAAAGAAAGTATCCACTTTAGTTGATGGCGGACTTAAGATAGAAGTTCTAACACAGGAATTAAAGCCCGAAGATACCACAAAACTATTCCAGCTTAAAGGAAAGTCTGGCTTTGCCGTATTTAAGCCCGCCAGAATAACAGAAGAAGATATAATAAAGCTACCGGAGGAAATCCGAGAGTTCAAGTCGGACAAAACCCCAAGCCAAAGATTACGAGCAGTTATCTACCTAAACTGGAAACAGACCAGTCAGAAAGAAACCTTTGACACTTATTACAGGAAACAGGTAAATTATTTTATAGAGAAATATAAAGAAAAATTATAAATAAGAGATATGAATAAAGAGATAAAAGAAGACCTGGGAACAGAAATTAGAGAATGGTGTTTTTCTTATAAAAATCATTGTCCGCCTTGGTCTTCCATTTTAGGATTTATAGTAAGAGATAGAAAAGCCCAAAAACAAGAATTAAGAGAGAAGATAGAGAGATTAAATGTTGGAACATTGGGAGGTTCAATAATAATCCCAAGAAAAGATATTAACCAATTATTAAAATAGATAATGAAACGCATAGGTAGGGTAGGACGCAGAAATATATCAGCAAATCGTAAGTTAAAGAAAGAGTATCAGAGGCGAGGCATAACAAGATGCGAAATTTGTGGAAGCGGTTGGGGACTTTCATTCCACCACCGCCACCATAGATTATATTATTACACCCACGAAGGATTAGGAGAGTTTTCAGAAACTATTTTAGTTTGCCAACCCTGCCATGATAAAATTGAGGGAGATAAATTAAGTGATTATTATTTTAAGAAATTAAGATGAATAAATAATGAAAATTAAAGCAACTGAGTCCCAAATACAGCGAGGAATTTTGGACTACCTGAAAATGCGAGGTATTTTATCTTGGAGAAACAACTCTTTAGCAGTTCCTGTAATAGATAAATATAATCGTAGGCATTATATACGCACGGGTATGAAAGGAGCATCTGATATTGTTGGAGTATTTACCATTATGAGTGTTGGTGTTATAATGTGTATAGAAGTTAAATCCCAAAAGGGAGTAATTTCTCTTGCTCAAAAATCGTTTTTAAAAACAATCAGAAGAAGAGGAGGAATAGCGTTTGTGGCTCGTTCCATAGAAGATGTAGAAAAAGAGCTTGATAAATATGCTAAAAACCTGTCCAGTTTGCCATAAAGTATTTAAAACCTCTCATAAAAGACAGGTTCTTTGTAGTTTAGAATGTAGAAGAACGAAAACTATATGTGATAATTGTGGCAAGGAGTTTTATAGAAGAAAATCCCATATTTTAAAAAGAAAACATCATTTTTGCAGTAGAGAATGTATGGCTGTATATTATAAGAAAGAGTTATGTGGGAATAATAATCCCCATTGGAGGGGTGGGAAGATTGAGAAAAGGTGTAAAGAATGCGGGAATATATTTTATGCTATAATTGCTAATAAAAACCAAAAGTTTTGTTCTATCAAATGTTTAAGATTGTGGCAAATCAAAAATAAAAAGATAAAGCCGATAAAGAAAAAAAGAGTTTTCCGAGAGTATTATTGTAAAAATTGTGGAGTTAAGTTGAACGGTAAGAGAAAGTATTGCGAGAAGTGTTATAATTTGTACTATAGGGCTAAAAGAGTAATAGTTTTTTGTAAAAATTGTGGAATGAGATTAGAAAGAAGGTCTTTTCCATCTCGCCCGGTTCCATCTCTCTTTTGTGATAAAAAGTGCTATTCTGAATATGTTAGAAAAGAAAAGTTGTTCGTTGGAGAAAATAATTCTAATTGGAAAGGAGGGATAAAACCATTAGCTCTTTTAGTAAGGGATAGTTCTAAAAACAAAAAACTAATTAAAAAAATATTAGTCCGAGATAGTTATACTTGTCAGATATGTGGGCAAAAAGGCGGTGATTTAGAAGTTGACCACATTAAAAAATTTGCAGACATTATGAAAGAATTTTTGGGAAAATACCAAGAATTAATTATAGAAAAAGATAAGTATAAATTATTAGAATTAGCACTTCAGTATCAGGATTTTTGGAACGAAAATAATCTACGAGTATTATGTCGGCATTGTAATTGGAATAAAGAGATAACATTTCGCCAAGAAACTCGGACATCTATGTGAGACTGTGAGAAGCGTTGAAGATGTAGAGGAATTATTAGAATATCTTGTAATATAAAGGTCGTTATTAACTAATAAACAAAATTATGGAAAATAAAAAACAAATCTGGAAGAAATGGTGGTTTTGGGTAATTGTTTGTATAGTCATTATTCTTATTATTTCTGGCGGGTATAAGAAGAAAGAAACAATACCAGAAGCGACAATAGATAAAGTTGTAGAAACCACAGAGATAGAAAAAATAGGAACAAAAGAGGTAGAAGAAAAAAAGAAGGAAGAAAAACCAAAGACATTACCAGTAAAAGAATGGAAAAAAGTTATCAAATTGACTGCTAATAATAGCAAGCAATCAGAAACTTTTTATTTATCAGGTGGTCAACAGAAATTATTTTATTCAGTTTCGGGCGATGGTATGTGCTTAATTTATATAATGAAAGAAGGAACAGATTTAATGGAAAATGGTGGAATACCAGTAATTTGGCAAGACGGAAATATAAATGATGAAACTTTAATGAGAAAAAATAAAGGATATTATTACTTAGATTTACAACTTGCTAGTGGAAGTTGTATAGTTGAAATTCAGGAATTCAAGTAAAAACTAAACAATATAAAACTATGTATATATTTATAATTATATGGATATTATCTGGGCTATTCTCAATGGCATTAGCTCAAAGGAAGGAACGAAACTTGCTAACGGCATTTGTTAGCGGAGCTATATTAGGGATATTTAGTTGGATTTATTATCTATGTTGTAAGGAAGGCGGGGCTATTTGTTCTACTTGCCAAAAGAGAATATCAAAGAAGGCCATAGTTTGTCCTTATTGTCAGGCGAAAATAAAAAACTCCGCTCCTCATAATGAGAAAACGGAGTGAAAAGTTAACTTTATACTTTATTATAGATTATGACGATTAACTCTTGACTTTATTACAGTATATTTTATTAGAAGAATATATAAGGGGAGACAATAAGATACCACTCCCCCACCCCGGGGGTGCCACTCTTTTCAAAATTCAATCTTAAAAATTCCAAAATTTTAGTAGGAGGTAGTGGGGGAGTGCATAAAGTAATAAAAAGAGTGGTAGGATATGTCGTCTATTGTATATAAACGCCTCACAGGGCAAGTTAAAGGGGTTTAAGGGCATTCTGATAGCAGGGGAGAAGGAATTATCTTAACAGAAAGTTATTAACAGAGTGAGCCTTGTTTGACAAAGTTGTTTAGATATATTATCATAAAGAAAGATGATAAGGTTTGTAAAAAAACAAGCAAGTTTTTATTTTAAGCTCTCTTGGAGATAGGAGGGTTTTTATTTTTAAAATGGAAGAGACTACAAAGCAAGTTCCTAACCCAACAGGAAAAGGAGGATTTGGAGAACATCCAGAGAATAGAAGCGATGGTAGATGGGATAAGAGAAACTCTTTTAGCTATTGGATGAATTATTTTAAAGCAATGACAGTGAAAGAATTCACGGATTATAAGAATACAAATCCGGAGGACAAAAGAACAGTTGCCGAAACATTGGCTTATACGAGGGTATTTAAGGCGAGAGAAGAATTAAGAGAATTTGAGGTTGTGGCAAATAGAACAGAAGGAATGCCAAAACAAAGTTTAGATTTAGGATTAGATGAATCAATAGAAAAGGTGGCAATAGAAATAATTAAATCAAAAAATGAGGAAAGTAAACCTTCAAGCGACAGTGGTGTTCCAGAAGATTTGGGAACAGTATCAGAAGAAGGAAAAGAGAATAATAATAGCAGAGGGGGGATCGGGGAGCAGCAAGACGGTGTCTCTGGCTCAACTGATGGCGATGATAATGCTAAAGGAAAAGAACAAGCAGATAACGATAGCAAGGAAATACCTGCCAGCCTTGAAAGCTACAGCGATGAGGGATTTTCTAAATATACTGAAGGGCCTGGGAGTATATAAAGAGGACTACCATAATAAATCAGACCATACTTATAAGTGGCCACGAACAGGAACAGAGATTGACTTTATATCGGTGGATATGCCGACAAAGGTAAGAAGCCGGAGAAGGGACTATTTATGGCTTAATGAGGCGAATGAATTTGGGCTTGAAGATTGGCGACAGTTATCAATGCGAA